TCGCTGCACTCGCTGCAGCAGTGGTGGCCGTGCTCGACGTAGATCCAGCGGCCCTCGCTCATTGCAACTGTCCCAGGATCTCGCTGAGCCGCTTCTGAAGCTCGCGGCCCGCCTTGACGCGGTCCCAGGCCTCCTGGGCATCGTCGCGATCCTCGGGGCGAAGCCCTTCGAGGTACTCGGCGAACTCCTCGTTGTCTCCGATCGTGATGTAGCCCGAGTCGTGCGGAAGCTCGTCGCGGTTGTCCCAGTACTCCTCGGAGTCGAGAGCACCGAGAATCTGCTCGATGTCAGCAGCGTCGATGACGACCGTCGCGACGGGCTTCTCGCCCTCGTTGCGGATGATCTCAATGAGACTGAACATGGTTCCTCCTTTGGTTGGGTTGACCGAGAGCCCGCCGAAGCGGGCTCAGAAGACGACCTCGTCTTCGTGCCAGACCAGGATCGGCCAGCCCGTGCCGCAGGGCTCGGGGTGCCGGAACTCGGGGTCGTCGTCGGGGTCGATAGCGCAGACGGCGCGGTAGCTGCGGTCACGCCACAACTCGACGCGGTAGGTCGAGTTGCCGCAGTGGTCGCACTGCTCGCCGCCGACGAAGTCTCCGATCATGTCGGCGAGGTCGTCGCCCGTCTCCGCCACGAAGTGCGGCGGATCGATGCAGCGGGGCTGGAAAGCGCGAACGCTCATGGTTCCTCCTTGGTAGTTGACCGAGGTCGGAGGGCTCGTTCGAGCCCTCCTTCCCGTTGACGCCGAGCACGCAGTCGGCAGCCTTCTGAGCGGCGGCCGCCGCGTGCACCAGCAGCTTGCGATCGTCCTTCAGCGCCTTCAGCCAGCTGGCGATGTAGCCAGCGCGGTGAGGGACGTTGACGTCGATCCCGGCATCGCCGCAGAGGAAGGCCGCCGCCATCTCGGCGACAAGCTCTTCCTTCGAGTAGTCGGGCGAGCCGAAGACCGACGAGCCGATGCCCTCGCGCTTCAGGCGCGAGTCATGGCCGGTCGAGTGGGCAAGCTCATGGAAGAGCGTGCCGTAGTAGTGCTCGGCCGACTCGAACTGCTCGGGCAGCGGCATCTGGACGCGGTCGAGCGCGGGCATGTAGAAGGCCCGGCCGCCGCCGTGCTGCAACTGCGGCCCGTTGAGCACGCCGATGAAGCGGTCGGAGATCAGCTGCGCCTCCTCGATCGGAGCGTGCTCGCGCACGGGCTCCGTCTCGCTCGTCGGCACCTCGATCCCGTCGCACTGCTCGGAGTTGAAGACGGTGAAGTAGCGCAGCAGCAGGTAGCCGCCGTTCTCCTTCTCGCCGTTCTCGTTCTCGAACGTCTTCTTGACCGGCTTCCAGAGCACGATCTGCGTGCCCTTCTCGCCCTTGCGGACCGAGCCGCCACGCTCCTTCGCCTGCTTGAACGTGAGCCAGTAGGGCGAGGTGTAGCCGCGCAGCTGCGCAGTGACCGCGAGTGTCCAGACGTTGATGCCGCGGTAGGGCTTGCCGCTCGCGAGCGAGCGAGGTCCCAGACCGGTCGGGGATCGCCAGGGCTGATGCCAGGGGACGATCCCCTGCTCCAGCGCCTCGATGATCCGCTCGGTGACGACCGCGTATGCGTCGTTGCGAGTCATGGTGATTCCTCCTTGTGGGTTGACCGAGCCCCGATGCGCTCGGGGCGGGCGTCGTTCAGGCGGGCAGCTTGCCGCCAGCGTCGAGGATGCGAGCCTGGAAGGCGTCGATCGAGCGCTGGTAGCGACCGTGCGAGCGGCGCATGTCCGTCTCGGCGCGAGGGCTCGCGATCGCCTCTTCGTGGCCGCGGTCCTCAAGCTCGGTTGCCATCTCGGCCGTGTGTCGGGCGACAGACTTCGCCCAGGAGAGCGTCGAGTCGCTCGCAAGCTCGACCGGATTCCGGACGTCGTCCAGTACCTGGCAAGCGACGAGTCGAAGCTCGCGCGAGGCCTTGAAGAGGATGGCCTGGCGCTGCTCGGAGTAGGTCTTGATCATGATTCCTCCTTGTGTGGTTGACCGAGGCGGCGCTTTACGCGCCGACCTCCTCGCCCGTCGCCGTGTCGATCACGACGAAGTAGCGGGACGAGTGGAAGCCCTGCCGCTGGATCAGCGTCTGCAGCGTCCGAACGTTGTCCGAGCGCTTGAAGATCGAGACGCGGACGGGCTCGCCGTAGCGGACGCCATCGAAGCTGCGAGAGCACTGGAAGGCGACGTAGCGACGCAAGCTCGAAGAGCGGACGCGCTGCCCGGCGACGGTGAAAGTCCCTGCTGCCATGGTGAAACCTCCTGTTGTGGGTTGACCAAGGCTGGGGAGAAGCTCGCGCGGCAGCAACCCGCGCTTCCCCGCCCCCTTTCGACCGGTAGCGCCGCCGGTACACGCTCCCGAGCCCCAGTCAGCGCCGAAGCGCTCCCGCTGCCGCGGGTCATCAGGGTCAAGCTCGGGAGCACCGTGGTCACGGCGCTCGTAGGAGGAGGATCTAGGCCCAGAGGACTCAGCCCCGAGCGCTAGGCCCGAGGCGAGTCGCCGCGATTCGTGTCGCGGCCCGAAGCAGCTGAAGTCGGCGCGTGCAGCACGGGGTCGCGATCGAGGTCTGGGGGAGCCGTTCGGCGGCCCGTTCCCTAACTCGGCGCTTGCCCGGCCGCGATCATCCTCGCCGCCTTGCAATCTGCCTGGTTCAGGGCTCCTCGCTTCCCGGCGTCAGCTTCGTCCGGTACCGCTCGGCTCGTCCGTCCTTCGGAGCCCGCTTGGTCGTGCAGGCAGCAAGGTAGCGCCGCTTGCAGGCGACCTGCAAGCCCCCCTTGCAAGAAGATTCTCGCAATTTGCGGGAAAAGCCGAGACGAACCCAGGCCCAGAGCGGGCTCCGAAGCCGCTCGCAGAGCCAACCCCGCAGGCCGCCAGAGGCCGCCAACTCAGCCAGCACCACCCCCTCCAGGCCCGTGTGCCAAGCACAAGCTCGCAGGCAAGCCGGAGGCGGACGAGCAAGGCGACGAGCAAGCCCGAGCGAACGAGTCGAGCGGACGAACGGCCGAGCCCCGAACGGACGAGCGGACGAGCGGACGAGCGGACGAGCCCGAGCGCGCGGCCTGCCGGGCGATCGGCACAGCAGGCAGCGAGCCCGTCTGCCCGAGGCGTGCGAGGCTGGGGTAGCAACGGGGTAGCGAGGCCGAGCCGAGCCCAGCATTCATGCGGGCTAGCGAGGCACAGCGACAAGCGAGGCTTGTCGTAGGAGGAGGGTCGAACCCGATCCGCGCAATGAGGCTCGCGCGGTAGGAGGAGCGGGGGCGCGCGGGGTTCCCACCCCCGCGGGCGCGCGCGCGAGCCCGGGACCCCGATGCGGGCGGCGCTAGCCCTGGCGCTCGCTCGTTTCTCGGCTTCCTTGTCCCAGGGCCTGTCCCATGTCCCACTTGGGAGGTGTCCCACAGTGCCCGAGATGTCCCACGCTGAGCGTCGCGAGTGGGAGCGGCAGCGCAAGGCTGCCTACCGCGCTCGGCTGGCTCGCGGCGAGGTGAGTCCGCAGGAGGAGCGCGAGCATTCGTTCGAGGTGGCGGACAGGATCCTGTTCGAGTCAGGTCACTTGGACGAGGAGACATACGTCCGCCGCGAGGTGTTTCTGACCGCCGAGGCGATCAGGAGCGGCCTGAAGGATCTCGACGGGAAACGTCTGGCACGGAGCGAGGCCTACGCCCGCTGGCGCTACCGCGCCTATCAGACCGGCGAGGTCGCCTTCCTGTGAAGCCGGGCGACGAGGGACACGATCTGACGATTCGCGAGCTTCCCTGCGGCTGCATCCGGATGCGCTGCTGCGAGGAGCACACGATTGTCGAGATTTGCGCCGCGATCGACATCGACCCTCGCTCGCTCTACTGCGAGGCGCATCGGCAGCGGCAGGCCTCCTGGGAGCGGGCCCGCGAGGCTCAGATCGAGCAGTTCGTCTGGCAGAGCCTCTACGAGCACCCGATCACGAACCCCGACGCGACCGTCGAGGATCGCGAGCGTCACCGCTCGCTCGAGTTGGGGAAGCTGCGGATCGCCGAGCCCGTCTTCGTCACGGACGAGATGTGTGCCCTGGTCGAGGCGGCGCTCGAGTCCTTCCAGTCCGAGCAGCTGCTGGAACAGGATCTGCTGACCCGCTCGGGCTTCGTCCTCTTCGAGCGCGCCCTCTCGACGAACGATCTAGGGCTGCCGCTCTGCGCCTTCGCCTGGACATCGATCAAGTGGCCCGCCACCGCCCCTCGGGGCTACGGCATCCACTTCTCCTTCTACGCCCCGACGGATTTCCTGGTCGCCTCCCGGCGCGTCGGGGAGCCTGAGATCGTGATCTTCCACACCGCCGAGTACTCCTTCGGCGTCACCCCCGATCGCAACGAGGACGTCGTCGCCGCCCAAGTCTCGCTCCGCCTGATGAAGGAGTTCCGTCCGGCCCGCCGCAGTAGTAGCCACGAACGTCCCTCGCGCGCGACGCGCAAGCGGGCGAAGCGGGCGGGGCTCGACGAGGCCGACGTGCTGGTGGTTCGGCTGCGCCGCGAGCGGCAGGCGAACGAGCACCTCGGCGGCGTCGCCAACTACAGCCACCGTTTCATGGTGCACGGGCACTGGCGCGATCAGTGGTACCCGACTCTGGACGCGCACCGGCAGGTCTGGATCGCGCCCTACGTTAAGGGCCCCGCGGACAAGCCCTTCAAGCCGCCCAGCGGGCGGGCCTTCCTGCTGCATCGCTGAAGCTCGGGGCCGAGATCACCGTCACCCTCGGCCCCTTCACGCTGACGGAGTGCCCGGTCTGCTGGTGTGGCCCGGCACTCCGTCGTTCTAGCAGGGGGCCCGGATGGATCAGCAGCGCTTTGCGCGGGGCTGCCTGTTGGCGCTCTGTCTCAGCCTCTTCTTCTGGCTAGCGCTGGGGATGGGAGTCTGGGCGTTGTTGCACTAGCCCTCTCTCAAGGCGTGAATCTGCAGCGTCTTCCCGTTCGCCTCGAACACTCGCTGCAGGTGAACGAGAATCGTCGCCATCGCCTCGCCGTCCTCCTCGAAGCCGTCCAGCACGGTGGCGTCACGGCCGTGCTCGCGGCTCGACAGGAAGATGATCGCCTTCGTGTCGCCGCGAGCAGGATCGGCCGCGAGCGCATCCAGCATCACCGCTCCTAGCCGCGTCATCTCGTCGTGCGGCTCGCCCTCCGTCCGGGTCGGCTTCTCTCCTTTCATCAGCGCTTCTGCGTCCCGAACATGAACTCGCGTCTGAGCATGTGCGCCAGCATCAACTCGCCGCGCTGAAAGCGCGAGGTGACGTGCGCCATCACCTCGACCATCTTCTCGTCCGGCATCGTCTCGACGACGCGAAGCTCGGGAGCGCGCAGATGCGCCTGAGTCACACGTTCACCACCTCGGGTCAGCTTCCAGAGCTTCTCCTTGTCGTCGTAGGCGACCATCCCGTAGCGCTTCATCCAGGCGAGCCGGATCCCGATCGGGCGCGCCCCGTCCTCCTCCTCGAAGCCCATCAGTTCGGCCAGCGCCTGCGAGGCGACTCCCCTGTGGTTCGTCGTCTCCGCGATCTTGAACATGATGTCCAGGTCGCGGAAGTCGTACAGCGTCGCGTGGTAGGACGACCTCTCATGTCTCTTCGCCATCAGGCTCGCCTCCGTTCCTGCCCACGATCAGGTACTGCATGCCGCCGCCCTTGACGATCCGGTCGGCGCGCAGCAGGCCCTGTTCGTGCAGCGTCTGCACGGCCCGGTTCGTCACCTCGGTGCTCATGATCGGCTTCGCTCCCAGCCGCTTCATCTCGCGGTTCAGCGCCGCAACGGTGAAGCCTCCGCTCAACTCGGCGGCATGCCGCTCGATGAAGCGCCTGACCGCCTTCTGCTTCGTCTCGAAGTTCGCCGCCGAGAGGTTGCCGACCCCGGTCGCCTTCGCCTGCGGCCCCTCCAGGCCACGCAGCGTCTTCTCGAGTTGCGCCCGCGCCTCGCGCAGGTCGCTCACCTCGCGGTTGACGACGACCAGCCGCCGGTCGATCTCGGCCATCTCTTCCTTCAGTGGGGCTGCGAGCAGTCGTAGCCGTGCTCGCACCTGGAAGCTGACCGAGTCCTCGTCGGGCGGTTCGAGGGACGGTTCGATTCTGCGCTTCGCGGTGTTCGGTGAGGGCGGGTAGCCGTGCGTCTCGGTCATGTGCCGCCGCAGCGCCCGCGAGCGCGAGTAGCTTCGACCGCAGCCCTCGATCTCGCAGACGTAGCGCTCCTCGCCAATCTCACTGGCCTGCATCACATTCGTCCTTTCCTAGAGATGACAGCAGATTCAGCCCCGACTCGAGATCGAGAAGCTGGAGCCAGACCTGGCCTTCTGCCGCAGCCTCTGGAGTTCCGTCGAGCGCTTCGGCTCGCTTGGGCACTGGGCCTCCTCGGCTGATGGATTGACGGCGGAAGCATAACCAGCCGAGTCGGTCGGTACACTCCCCGCATCCTCCTTGTTCTGCGCGCCCCGAGCGATCGGGATGTCAGCGCAAGGATGGGTTGACTGACGCGGGGCTCCTTCGGGAGCCCTGTGTCTTTGAGGAGGGCGCATGCCCTACACGCCTACGAACTGGCAGGACGGCGTCACCGACGTGACCGCCGCTCTGATGAACAAGATCGAGGCCGAGCTTGCTGCGCTCGCCGCGGGCGGCAGCACCGATCTCAACTACAAGGGCGACTGGGTCGCGGGCACCTACAACGACGGCGACATCGTCGTCTACCAGGGGATCGTCTACATCTGCACGAAGCAGGGGGTCACGACGCCGCCGGACGTCTTCCCCCCGGCGGGCGCACAGGACGCGATCCCGAAGTCTCTGATCGACGCCGCGGGCGACCTGATCCTCGGCACGGCGAACGACAGCCCCGCCAAGCTCTCGGTCGGGGCGACGGTCGGCCATGTCCTGACCCGGCTCGCCGCCTCGCCCTTCGTCGGCTGGCAGGCGCTGCCCGCCGCTCCGGTCGCTCCTGGCACCGAGCTTGACTCTGCGCAGATCACAACGCCGACTGCGTCTATTGCGGTTACGACCGAGGCGACGGCGGTAGCGATCATCACCGGAAACTCGGTCGTGTACGACGGGAGTCCCGTTCTGATCGAAGTCGAGATCCCGCTTATCACGCAGGGATCAGGAGCGAACTATCTGACACTCGTCCTTCTTCGCGATTCGACCGTACTCGGCCATATCAGTCGCGGTGTGGTCGCGATCCAGTATCCCTTTTTCGGCCGTCTTCGCGATACGCCGCCAGCCGGAGCACACACCTACAAGCTTTCCGGTTTCGTCGCCAACGGCAGCGCGGTCGTTAGCCCTGGTGCTGGCGGCTCGGGCAATGTGGCTCCTGCCTACCTGCGAGTGACGAAGGCATGAGCACTCCCGACCCCGCCACCACCGAGTGGGTGCCGCTCTGGCAGCTGGGCCAGCCCGCGGTCCCCGACCCCGGCGTCAAGATCGACCAGGGCGCACTGATCTGGAAGGCCTCCCCGGCTGGCTACGTGCTGCAGAAGATCGTGGACGCAAACGTCGATGTCGCCGCGGCGCTCTCCCCGGCCAAGTTCAAGAACTACCCGAACGACGCCAGCAAGGTGCTGGCCGGGGACGGCTCCTGGCCTGCGCTCAACTCGGGCGCGAATAGTGTTCCGATCGGGAGCGAGATTGTTCTTGCCGGTGCTGCGGCCACGATGGATTGGACTTCCATTCCGAGCACCTACAAGCACCTTTTGCTCTATGTCAAGCTTCGAAGTAGCGCTGGTGGTGGCGACACAGGTGCTGTGCAATTCAATGGCGATACTGCTGGCAATTACCGTAGCGTCGCATTCGGAAGCTCAGACGCTGGGACGGCTCCCGGAGCCACAGCGAGCACAACCATCTTCACGGTGGGTTACACAGGTCACATCCCTTACTCCGGAAGCGCGGCGGGGATGTTTGCTGTGGTTTCGTTCTTGTTCCCTTACTACGCTGATACAAGTTTCAACAGGGTGGGAATGTACACGATGATCGGATTCACATCGGCCAACAGCAGCGGCCTTGTGGGTGAGGGTTATTGGAACAATTCGGCCGCGATAAACCGCATCACCGTGAAGTTGGCCTCAGGGAATCTTGCGACTGGCTGTCGCGGGCAACTCTACGGGATGAACTGATGGATGCCATCGTTGTCGACTGTTCGCAGGAGCCGATAGAGGGAGTCTGGCCTGTCCCGCAGGTCGTTCCGCTCACAGGTGCAGAACAGCAGGCCCAAGAGCAAGCGGCAGTCGAATCGGCACAGGTCGCGCTCGAACAGGGCTGGGCGCAGGTCCGTGCCGCTCGCGACGCCGCGCTTGCGGCCAGCGACTGGCTGGTCAGCCCGCCGTCCGACCTGCCGCCCGAGCTTGCGATGACGCTGCAGGCGAACCGCTCCGGCTGGCTCGGCTACCGGCAGGCGCTCAGGGACCTTCCGAGTGCGGGCGAGGATCCGACGGTACTCGTCTGGCCCTACCCGCCGCTCGAGCCCAAGCTCGTCCTGCCGCCGAATCCGTTCCCGCTCGAGCAGGGGCAATTCCAGCCGGATATGCCGCCGCAGGAACCCTAGAGAGAGGAGGAATTTCATGCCGCCTTTCGTGACGCAGGCGACCTTCTGGATCTTCGTGCTCGCCGTCTGCTTCATCCTCTTCCTGCTCTTCGGCTTCAACTGGGTCAGCTGATGTCGGTCGAAGCCGCGCCCACGCATCCGTTCTCCTGCTACACGCTCGATGAGCAGGGAGAACGCAAGACGCTGGTCGGCGGCAGCTACGACAACATCTCTGCCGTCACGATTGCCGTCGCCGTCTACGGGGCGCAGCAGGACTACAGCCCCTCTACCTGGCGTAAAGTCGCCGTCTTCGATGACAGCGACAAGATCATCGCCTTCGTCGGCGGCTACGACGAGGAGGCGGGCTAAAGGTGGCGCGAAAGAAGCCGAGAACGAAGGCCGCGAAGCAGGCGAAAGTCCACACCGTGATGAGCGAATTCAAGCGGGGCTCGCTGCACTCCGGCTCCAAGACCGGCCCCGTCGTTCGCAGCCGCAAACAGGCGGTCGCGATTGCGCTCTCGCAGTCGGGCCAATCCCGGAAACGAAAGGCGAAGAAGCGACGCAGATAGCCGCTGACGAAACAGGCCTGCACTGGGCCTCCCTTCAACAAGGAGGACACCATGAAGATCCTGCTCGTTTCCGCGGCAGTACTCGTCGCGGGCGGACTGCTCGCGACCACGCTCTCCGCCGACAACGAACCGATCGTCGTCACCGTCACGACGGCAGACTCCTATCAGGGCAAGAGCGCCGACTGGTGGGCCGCTCATGCGGTCAAGGCTCGTCAGGACGCGAACGCTCGTGGGGCTCGGCTGCGACGACTGCAGACCGTCGTTCTTGGGCACCGGTCGAGTCCTGCGATTTCCGGGCCGCTGGCCCGCTCGCTGCTCTGCATCCACCGCTACGAGGGCAGCTGGTCTGACCCGAGCGCCCCCTTCTGGGGTGGGCTGCAGATGGACATGGGCTTCCAGCGCGCCTACGGCGGCGAGTTCCTCCGCGCCTGGGGGACAGCCGACCACTGGCCCCCGTTCGTGCAGCTAGCGGTTGGGATGCGAGCCGTTCTGGCGGGCCGCGGCTTCGGGCCATGGCCGAACACGTCTCGCATGTGCGGCTTGCGCTAGCAGCGCCTGAGTCAGCAGGAAGCCAGCCAGTAGTCCGTTCGCGAACGCCATCCACCACGGCCCAGTGATCGCGAAGGCGATCGTGAAGGCCGTCCCGACGAGGCCGAAGGCCAGCAGCAGTAGTGGCAGCTGCTTCATCCAGGAGGAGCATGACAGTAGCTCCGGAGACACTCGCGACCTTCGAGGCCGAGCGCGCGATTCGCATGCGCCAGCGGCTCGAGGCGTTGCAGCACCCGGCCGGGCTGCTCGACCACGTCGTCTGCCTCGACTCGAGGACGGGCGAGCGCTTCGGCTTCACGCTCTCCGACTCCGAGGCGGGCTGGTACTGGCAGCGGCAGACGCTCGACGCCTGGCTCGAGCACCCGCTCAACCTCGTCCTGAAGGCGAGGCAGCTGGGAATCACCTGGCTCGCGGTCGGCTACCTGCTCTGGAAGCTGCTGAGCAAGCCGGGCACGCGCGGCCTGATCGTCTCGATCAACGAGGACGAGGCGATCAAGGTCGTCAACCGCGCCTACGACATGTTCGAGTCACTGCCGGACCACCTGCGCTTCGGGGCCGAGGTGACCAAACCAGCGCGGGGAGCCCGACCATCAACCCTGATCGAGTTGACCTTCCCCGACGGGACGATCTCCTCGGTTGTCGGGCTCCCCTCGACGCGGCGAGCCGGTCACGGCGAGGTCGCCGCGGTCGTGCTGCTGGACGAGTACTCGCGGCATGAGTACGCGGGCGACTCCTGGAAGGCGATGTTCTCGGTCGCCGACAACGGCGGCCAGATCTTCGTCATCTCCACCGCCAACGGCGTCTCGAACGAGAAGACCGGCGAGGGCAACTTCTTCCACCACCTCTACGTCAACGCCGAGTCGTACGGGATCGACGTCCAGTTCCTGCCCTGGTCGCTGCACCCCGACCGCGACGACGCCTGGTACGCGAACACCGCCCGCGCGCTCCCCTCGCACATGCGGGCCGAGCAGTACCCGCTCAACCCCGAGGACGCCTTCATCAACACGGGCGAGTGCTGGTTCGACCTGGACGCGCTCGCCTGGTACTCGGAGCACGCGGTGCTCGAGGAGAAGGAACGCTACCGCTTCGTCTCCGATCACAGCGGCGGCAAGGCGAAGCTGCACAAGCAGTCGAACGGCTGGCTGCGCGTCTACGCCCGTCCCGAGCCCGAGCGCGACTACGCGATCGGCGCGGACGTCGCCACCGGCCGCGGGCGTGACTACTCCTGCGCCTACGTGATCGACCTGAGCAACATGGGCCTCGCCGCCGAGCTTTACGGCCGCCTCGACGCCGACGAGTACGCGGAGCAGCTGCACTTCCTCGGCCGCTGGTTCAACAATGCGCGGCTCGCGGTAGAAATGGGCGGCGGCTACGGCGAGCCCGTTGTGATCTCACTTCGCGACGGACGCCGTGGCCGCCCTCACTACCCGCGTCTGTACCGGCACAAGCTCGCCGACCGGCCCGACACGCCGGAGATGCAGACCTACGGCTTCCCGATGAACACGCGCTCGAGGCCGCAGGTGATCAACCAGATCGAGCAGGCGATCCGTGAGAAGAGCGTCCCGGCGCTACCCCGCTCGCTGCTGATGGAGTGCCGCACCTTCGTCCGCCAGAACACGCTCCCGAGCCCGCGGGCCCAGGACGGCGCGAACGACGACCGCGTGCTGGCGTTCGGGATCGCGCTCGAGATGTACCGCCAGTACGGACGCCATGAACGCAAGGTGACGCGCAGGGCGAAGCGGTCGGTCTACGCCTACCCCTGGCAGAAGAGGAGGAGCGCATGAGTTCGATCATGGATCTCGTCTCGGCGCTGGGCGCGGGCGGAGGCCCTCCCGGCGCGGGGCCCCCTGGCGCTGGTCCTCCGGGGCTACCTCCCGGCGCGGGGCCTCCCGGCCTCCCTCCCGGCCTCCCGCCCGGCCTCGCTCCTCCTCCGGATGCCGGGCTTCCTCCCGGCGCTGGCCCGCCGCCCGACGGCGGCGGCGACCAGGGCTTCCAGAACTCGATGGACGCGCTCGACGCGGCCGAGCAGGCGCTGCACGCCTACGTGCAGCTGGAGCCCGACGAGGTCGATC